AAATTAAAAGAAGAATTCGCGAAAGATTTTGGTGATGCTGTTGCTGATTCAATTGATGATGATAAGATAGAACAAGCATATATAAATCTAATGAAAACCATTGATAAACCTTTTATCAAGTGGAAACAAGGAATTATTTCAGAAGAAGAATATCAGAGAAGCAGATATAATGCTTATTCATCATTTGCACAATCAGCAGTAGATATTGGTACTGGACACATAGAACTTGCAAATGCAGCAATCAAATATGCAGGAAAAATTTCAACAATGCTAAAGGATTCTGAAAATACATTGAATGCATTTAATTCTCTTTCAAGTGATATTGATAAATTTACAGAAGGTCTTAAATCAACAGATGTTGATACATTAAAGGCAAGCAGAACAGCATTAGAAGAAGCCATTGGAAATTATGATAAAAATTCAAGTGTGGGAGCAAGTGAAAATCTTTCAATAATGCTTAACACCCTTAAAACAATTGCAAATGAATATGATACTGTTATTGCAAAGCAAGAGGCATGGAATATGAAAATGAATAATTTCAAAAATATTTCAACCACTCTTGACGTATCAGCAAATGCGGTTAATTCAATTGGAAGTGCATTTAAATCAGCAGCAATTGCAGCACAGCAAGCAGGTGATGTGATGAAAGCCAAAAGCCTTGAAACAACAGGTTTTCTTTTCCAAGCAACAGCACAGATTGCAGAAATGATAGCAGAAGTTTACAAACTCTGTATTGTTAATGGTGTTGCATCAGCAGCAAAACTTCCATATCCAGCAAACCTTGTGGCAATTGCAACAATGATTGGAACAATCTCTTCAATGGTAGCAATGGGATTCTCAACATTCAGCAATCAGAAATATGCAAGTGGTGGTATTGTTCAAGGAAGTGGTAGTGGTTGGAGTGATTCAGTGCCAACATTACTTTCAAATGGCGAAATGGTTCTTAATAGGAGACAGCAAGGAAATTTATTTGCTCTTCTTGATGGAAATAGAATATCTGATTCACTTTCAAATGGAAAGGTTGAATTTAAGATAAGCGGACAAAATCTTATTGGAACACTTAATAATTATAACAAGAAAACATCCAAGATATTATGATAAAATGGGAAGGTTTCTTTAGAGACCAACAATATAATTCAAAATATAAAGTTGAAATAATAAATTCAGATGGTGATGAAAATGTGGAAGTTCCACAATTGACCACTTTATTTGGTGTAGAACTTGACAAGGGGGAATATTCTTGCTTTGTCAAGTTAGACCCCAATGACCCATTCTGCTCACATTCAACTGATATTTCAGAAATTGGATATTATAACTATGTTGTCAATGTTGTAGTTGAAAAGGAAACAGATACTGTTTATTTCAATGCTGTCAATGATAATATAACAATTATTGGGGAACAAGGAGAACTTCCAATTCAACATACATATCAATGCACAGTATTAAAACTTGAAGGTAATACAAATTATCTTATTGATGGTGAACACTACTTTTCAAATCATGAATACCTTTGTTATGAAACACAATCAGAAGAGCATGAGATTATCAAATGTAGAAATTATTCTTTCAGAGAATTAATGCTTGAAGGTGATAGTCCAGTAATCATAAGATATGAAGGTGATGATGAAGATGTATTTAAACCAGTCAGATATTCTGAATGTACAATCAAATTGATTACCAATTGGTATGATGAAGACTTATTTTCAAAGAGAACAACAGATAATAAGGTTTCAATCTATGTGAATAGAGCAGATGAAGATGAAGAAGAAGATTACTCTCTTGAATGGACTGGTTATCTAACACCAAATGTTTACTCTCAAGGATTTGCTTATGATATTGAAGGACTTGAACTTAATGCAGTTGATAGCCTTGCAGTCTTGAAAAATAAGAGATTTGAAGGAAAGAAGAAAACAAGAAGCGCAAGCAAGATATTATTTGATATGCTTCATAACAACATTTCAACAATCTTCATGTCAGATACAATCAAGGTTGGTGATGTTGTTGAGCCTCATTCAGAAATTGATGGATTTACAATTCTTGATTATATCACAACAGATGGAACTGCATACATTGACACTCATTACTCTGCATGCAATTTAACATTCATTGAAACAACAGCATCAATCAATTACGAGAATGCAACAGATTATATGGCATTATTTGGTGCTGCATCTTATAACCATCCACAAGCACAAGGACTTGATAGAAAATGCCAAATGATTGTGCGAGCATATAACTTCAATCACTGGAATGATAAGTATTACTCATATTTTGCTGCAAATTTCCCTTATTCAAATGGAATAATGGAAAATATCAATATTGCCACTCCTACATTGATACAAGTTGGTAACATAAATGGTCAAATTAATACACAAGATAGCGCATTCCTTCAAGTTGGTGATACAAACAATATCAAGTGGTATGCAAATGAATGTTCAAGAAGTGATAGAAGTCTTTACTTATTTGGTCAGCATGCTGCACATCAACCAAATACAAGTGATAATTCACAACCATTGAATAACTGTGCAGGCATGTCTCTTGGAAGATTCAAGATATATGAATGGGAAGAGGTTGATAATGAAATGAAGAAGGTATTAAAGATGGATTTGGTACCAGTGAAGAGAAATTCTGATTCAATGCTTGGTTTCTATAATGTTATGACAAATGAGTTCTTGACAACAACTCAAGGAAGTTTCATTCAAGGAAGTCCAGCATCAAGTTCTGATACATCAAAATTAGTTGATTATACCATTCTTGATTACATTGCAACAGATGGAACTGCATACATTGATACCAATTATTATCCATCAAACACAACAAGAGTTTCTTCTGATTTCTCAGTTAACTATGAGAATATTGGTGAGTTACCATGTTCAATCTATGGAGCAGAAAGTGATGGAAAATCTTCAATAATTCTTTCAGTAGGTGATTATGATAATATTCATAATGTTGGTTATCTTACATGCTCATACTGTGCAGGACAATCAAGTGCAGCATATGCTGAATCCTTTGCAACAAAAAGAAATGTTGATATGGGTTATAAGTATTCTTCAAACCTTGAGAGATATGCGAGTGTCAAGTATGATGATGTTGAGAATGAATTTATATGTTATCCACTTGATAGGTCTGACAAGACAATGTATGTCTTTGGATATAACACATTTTGGAATAGTGACCATCACCCAAGAGGCATTGTTGCAGGAACAGCAATTGGAAGATTCAAGATATATGAAAATGATAATTTGGTAATGGATTTAATCCCAGTCAAGAAGAACTCAAATTCAGAACTTGGATTCTATGATATTATTGGTGATAATTTCTTTACAAATGCAGCAAGCAGCGGAGCATTCATTCAAGGAAGTCCAGCAGAAGACAGCAGTTCAATCAAGGAATTATCAAGAGTTAATTTTTCTCAGTCACTTGATTTAAATAAGTTAATTCTTTCTGATTATCAATTCTATGATGAAGATAATAAGGAATGGGATTTCTCAAACAAGATTCTTGAAGAAATGTGCAAGTATCTATGCATGACAGCAGTTGTTCAAGGAAATTATCTTTATATCATTGATGTTGCAGATAAGATTAACAACTTCCAAGTATATAATAGAACATCAAATGATTATCAAAAAAGACCTTATGGTGTTACAATAAGATATACAAAAGATTGGAATGCAGATGATTATATTGATGATGGAACACAGATAAGTATGAACCCAGTCTATAATCAATTGAAACTTGAGAATAAACTTGATGATTTCAATAATCTTACAGATAATCTTTTCCTCAGAAAGAATTTAACAAATCTATATGGAGAAAGATATAAGGTTGATGAAGGTTCTCAATTTGATAATGATAATAGAAATGTGGTCATTTGGGAAAGAGAACCATTGATTTCAAAGGAATGCAAGATGTACATGTGGAATAATACTTCAATTTCAAATATTCCAATAACTGCATTGATTCTAGACCCAGAGGAATATATAAAGAATACCACAGTGCCAACAATATTGTCTGATACTAATAAGAATTTTGCAATGCTATGCAAGTGTGCAGATTTATACTACAATGTCAATTCAAAACCACAGAAGGAATTTCACGCACAATCAATGGGAGATAAGAGTGACTTCATCTTTATGACAAATAATCATATGAATCAAGACCATCAGAAAATGCTTGAATTATCTTTAAATAGTGATTCAATTGTACAGACAACAAAAGCATACTATATTATCAATTTCAATGTATTATTCTCAACAGAGTATTTTCCTTGTACTTCTTTAAAGAAGAAAACAACAAAGAACATGCTTGAAGGATTTGAATGTGATGGTGATGGAAAGATTTCATATAATTCACTCTATATTATGGCAAGAATGCAGTATGGTGACAAGTATTGGAATGGCTCATTTTGGCAAGAAGAGGAATGTGATTTTAAAATATCTCTTGAAACAAGTGCAAATTATGTTGAAGCCTTGAATACAACTCTCAATGTTAATAATCAAGTGGACTTCAAAACAGGTCTTGAACTCTCTGGATATATTGTTCCAATTCCAATTGAATCAAGTGCATCCATTGGAAGTGTTACATTATCATTCCCACATTATCAATATATTTCATCTGATATAAAAGCAGTATTCCTTTCAAATCTTGAAGTTAATCTTACAATGAAGAAAAAGGATAAGGAAGAAATGGAAGATGATGATGTTATCAAGCAGGAAATTGATAAGACATTTGCAGAAGAAAAGGAACTTGATTCATGTGAGTTCTCAACATTTGATGATACACATTTAGCCTATAATACAGTAGGTTATGATGTTGATGGGGATTATTTTATATTGGATGTTGTGAAATATGGTGATTGGATTCTCAAGATGGAACAGATAAGATTATTGAAATATGCAATTCAATACTCACATCCAAGAAAAACAGTTGATATAACATTGAGGAATATTTATGGTTCACCTTACTATAAGTTTACCAACTGGAATTTTGGTGAGATAACATTCATCCCATCAAGTTATTCTCTTGACTTTAAAAATAACAGTACCTCTTTAAAATTAATTGAAAAAAGATAATATTTTTAATAATAAGAAAATATTTATTTTAAAATAAAAATACCATATGGCAAATAATATAATTAATCAGATTAATGATGCAACTGTATTTCAAAGTACAGTTGCCATTAATCAGTCAACAGAATGGAGTGACATCTATGGGAAACCAAATGGTCTTACTCAGCAAAATATCAATAAATGGATTGCAATGGCTGCTCAAGGTGGTCAAGGTGGCGGTTCATCTGAACCAATATCAGTAGCAGATAAGGAAACTCTTGGAATTGTTCAAGTCGGTGATAATATTGATGTTGATGAAGGAGTTATCTCAGTACCAAAAGCAACATCTGCAACATGTGGAGTTATTATTGTCGGAACTGGACTTCATGTTGATAACTATGGTGTCTTATCATCAGATGGTGGAACAATTGCAACCACTCAACAAGCAGGAATTGTAAAGATTGGTGATGATTTTGATATTGATTCAACAGATGGAACACTTTCACTTTATCATCCAATAGCAATCAACTCCTTTACAATTTCACCTACAATGAAAGAAGTTGGAGAAACAGCAACAACAATTGATTACTCATATAATTTAACAAAAATTCCGACCTTATCAAAAGTGGGAGGAAATGATGTTACCATTACAGCAACAACTGGAACTTCTTCAATCACTAGTTCATGGACAGCCACAACCAATATTTATCTTCAAGTAAAGGATGCAAAAACACCAAATTGGATTCAGACATACAAGACATTGACATTTGGAAAGTATGTTTATGGAAAATTCTCTCAATCTCAAATCTCAGCATCTTCAATTACAGATACTGTTGTTAAGGGTTGGAGTGATATTAAATCTTTAAAGACAAATGGTACAGCAGATAATATAACATTCCCAAGCCAATCTTTCTTATATATTGCAACACCTTCTGATTGGGGAACACCTTCATATGTCGCAGGAGTTCTTAATGGTAACTTTGTAAAAGTAAAGGATATTGCAAATCTTTCAACTACCAATAATACAACAAATTATACTGTATGGGTAAGTTCTGCTGAGAACCAATTCCCTCAAGGACAATTAATTAAATTAACCTATTAAAAAAACAATAAGATATGGCTTTAATAGCAGTAGATAAATTTGAACCAGCAGTTGAAGGAAATAAAGTTCTTAATTCAGAATATATTGATTGGGGTGATGGTGGTGCTCCAAGTGGTGCATATATTGGAAGTGTTGATTCAGCATGGACAGTAACCACAGAAGATTATACATATAATGGCTCAATTAAAGAAGGAACAGTCTTTATTCTAACATTTGCAAGCAAAACAACATCATCAACTCAGAAACTTTATTTCCACAATTCATCAACTTCACAGAATGACGGATATGATATGAAATATAGAGCATCAAGTGCTCAAGGTGCTTTAAATGGAAAAATATCAGCAGGAGATACTTGTATATTTACCTTTGATGGAACATACTTTAAATTTGTCTCCAAAGATACTGCAAATGGATTGGTGCAATCAGCAACAAGCGCAGTAACTGGTGTTGTTAAACTTTCTGATTCATCAACAATCAATTCAGATATTGCAAATAATATTGACAATAAAGCAGTAACTCCTAAAGCAATAAGTACAGCAGTTCAGACAAGTGTTGATAATAAGATATTGGTAGTAGAAGTAAGTGACTACCCTTCAACACCTACTGCTGGTGTAATCTATTTTGTGTATGATACCTAAAAGTCATACACAGAATAGGTATTATCACTTAAAAATTTTTTCAATATGATTAAATATACAGAAAATGGGGCAACCCAAAATATAATCAAAGTAATGAAGGATGGGCATGAGGCACATAGAATGCTTCATAATGATAGACTAGTATTCTCTCCATTCTTGATTATGGGTACTACCTATGAATCTACATCAAAACAAATGTGGTCAAGAGGTGACAGTTCACAATTAGGTACTGACCTCTACTCTACTTTTGAGATATTAGGTGAAGCAGGAGAAGATGATGATGGTACATATTATTACTTTGGTTTTAGAGTAATAGGTGTAATGAGGAATGGCAATAGGGCATTACCTAATCACTTTAAGAATGAGATAAACTACTTCTTCGAGCAGAATTACTCTCCTCTTACTACATATTTCAGAACAGTGGACCAATTTAATTGTACAGGTAATTATACTCTTGATAAAATCCCTATACTAGGACAGAGAACTGGATTAAAAGAAGTGGACTTTAAGTGGTTCAATTGTAAGAATAAATCACAATTTATACCTCTGGCATTTGCTACAAACTGTACATCTGTCAAAAACCTAGATAAGATTACATTTAATAATTCAATAAATTGTTATAGTGCTTTCAGAGAGTGTAAATTTGATACATTTGTCTGGTACTCTGATACATTACATTACATCAATAATCTTTATCAAACTTGGCAGAATTGCACAAATGTTTCATTAATTACATTTGCTACACAGGAACAAGATAATACCCTTCTTCATGAACTTACCTATACATTTGATGGCTGCACCAATGTTAATAGAATAGATATTGCAAACTTGAAATTAATAAATCTTCAAAATGCTAATAGTGCTTTCCGAAATTGCTATAACTTATATCATAATCCTCTTGGTGGATTACCAACTAGTGCTATTACAAATTGGCAAAGCACATATGAGAATTGCCGCACTCTAATTGGTTCACAATTTGATACAAATGATTATTCAAGTGCAATAAATATGGCTTCTTGCTTTAAAGGATGTTCTGGAATTACTTCACTTGACCTTTCAACTAAAAATCTTTCAAATGTTGCCAACTTTGATTCAACTTGGCAAGGATGTTCTCAACTTTCATCTTTATCTCTTCCACAAATTAAACCAACATATATGCAAAGTAGTTTCAATGGGACTGCATTGTATAATATTCCAGCGAATATTGATTTCTCAGATTGCTTGAATACTTCCTCAATGTGTGCAAATTGCACAAACTTTGAAGGAGGAATGAATTTTTCAAATCATGAATTTTCTGCTGTTACTCTATCACCTTCTATGTTCTATGGTTGCAAAAATGTATATTCTTACACATTCAAACAAGGTGCATTCCATAATTCAACAAATATGAACTCAATGTTTGAAAGAAATACTTATCTTACATCCATAACAAACCTTGACATGACAAATGCAACAAGTCTCAATTCAATATTCTATCTTGATTCTGAACTTCTTCAAGTTACAGGAACAAAACCAACATCTGCTGTCAGTGTCAATTGGTTTCTCCATGGTTGCAGCAAATTGCAGAGATTCATTGATTTCTCCAATTTAAAAGTAAAGAATAATACTCAATTTGGAGTTGGTTCTTTGCCATCACTCAACAATGACCTCCATATAGAAACTTGGACAAATGAAGATGGCACTGGAAAACCTATTGTATGGTTTGGACAATATTATGGCTTTCCTACTATTACAACAGAAGATTTAACTCATGAATATGATATTGACCCACAAGGATGGATTTTTTTATCAAAGCAAGGAACAACAAATAATAATGCTTTTCTCATATTCAGTAATTGCAAATATCCAATTATAAATTTGGATAAGATAAAGGTGAGGGTTGTGAATGATTCATCTGGTAATGTAGTGCCAATAAAACTTGAAAATGCATTTACTAATTCAAAGATAACTGAAATAGATACAACAAATTGGCTTGATAATACTGATGTACCATCACTTACAAGATTACCAATCTATTCAAATCAAAATATGTTTGATGGATGCACATGGCTAACAAAGATTGTAATTAAGAACCTTGACTTTATTGAATCATCAAATTCAGCAAGTTTTGGAAATAACAAAGTATTTAATCTATGTTCCGCAGTTACATCTTTTACTTGTGAGTATCAATTCTTTGACATTGTAAAACAACAAATCCTTGACCTTCACTACATGACTCAGTGGGTTAATCCGACAGAGATTGAAGCATTCTTCAATCAATTGACAACAGTGACCTCAAAGCAATATACTGCTACTGGTAATAACTTCCGCTTTAATCTCTCAAGCCAAACCAATGCAGTATTTCAAGGTTTATCCAATTACACAACAATCTACTCAGCAATGCTTTCACATGGTTGGGAAATTATTTAAATAAGTTTCTAATAATAATTGAATATGAAACACTTTTCTTTTAAAGAGTTTATTATTTGTGCTTGTTTATTATTTGCAGTAGTGCTTACATTCACTTCTCTATTGCTTCCGCCAACAGGAGAAATCAGTGGTTCAGCACTTGCAGTAATTGCACAACTATTCTTATTGATTGCTTCCTATCTTGGTCTTAGTGACTATATTAATCTAGTTAAGGCAAAATTGGATAAGGAATTAAAGAACAACAATTAAGTGATTTGGAGATATGAGTTATTACTTGTATCTCCATTTGTTGTATAGTAGGGGGGGTATCATTTTTTAATTATAATTGTCTGTAAACCACACCCTTAGTTTTCTTCACACAAAAGGTAAAATTTCAAACTTTTTTGGTACTGATAATCAAACAATTAAGGGAGTGAGCCAAATTACTCACTCCCAACATCTTAATCAATTAATAATGAACAAATTAAAAATAAAATAAAAATTAACAATAAAGAATAATCATTATCCAAACAGAGTAACTGTTTATATCAAACAGAGTTTTTCCCTTTGTGTTTTTCTCTATGGCATTTTTCACATAATGCTTCCAAGTTATTATAATCATAGCCTATTGATTTCATTTCCCATTCATCTTTTCCTTCAAGGATATGTTTGATATGATGGACTTGTTCAGCAACAGTGGTTTTTCCTTGCTTTAAACATTCTTCGCACAAAGGGTGTTCCATCAAATATGCTTTTCTTAATTTAATCCAAGTTGTTGTATTGTAAACATTTACATGGTCTTTTCTAAATTTGGAAGGTTTTCTTTCACATTTCTTCTTTGGAAGTTTTTCAATGTATGCCATATATAATTTAAAATTTATTTGATAATTGTGTTTCATGGTAAAAGATTTGAAGGTTTTTTCAAGTAGAAGTATTTTTGATTCTGTTGCTGTCACAAATATATGTAAAGTCTTTGAGAAAAACAAATTTTTATTAAGTTTTTTTTCATCCCTTCAAATTTGCCTTCTAAGGCTATTCTTTTCTTTGAGGTGGATAATTATACCTTGAAAGGGAGAACTCTTCAAATAGGGCACATTCCAGAGCAAATAACACTATGTTTTGATATTTTGAGGTATTGGTCTTGTCATAAATGCAAGTTCTCTTGGAATAAAGTAAGTATCTTTTATATAACTACCTCTCCAAGATTCATTGTTGCATTTAAGTTGCTTGAGTGGCTTACATTCAACCTTTGTCCAATCAATCTTGTGACAATTGTAGAAATACACAGTATTACTTGATGGACAGATAACAGCATACACAAGTCCTTTTCCTTTGCTTGCTTCAAGCATTTTATCCATCTTATCCTTTTTGATGATGTGCTTGGGATAATCCTTAGTGAACATCTTAACTTCTGTGCAGAATACTTTATTATCACCTGTACTCTGTATGTCATAGGGGCATGTAATGGTCATATACTCGCTAGAAATGCCACTCTGAGAGTAGATTGTATCTATGGTGGTTCTATCTACCACCTCTTGCTCTTCAATGCTTCTCATATGCTTTTAGAAAGTCTTTAAGTATTATGTAAATTTCAACAAGTGTCTTGATGATTATTGCACTTGAGCCAACACATAGAAATGAGAAGAAAAAACCTTCTCTTACAATCAATGTTCCTAATACTAGAATTGCTATCATTAGCAGTAGGGTATTAATAAAAATCTCTTTCATAGATAATCACTTTTACAATAAATATCCCCAAAGTACCAAAAGTTTGGCAATTATGGGATTTTTTTTCTTTTCATTGGAGATTGTTGTGGCTTTTCAAGCCTACCCCCTTCAAATTTGGCCAGGAAGGCTATCTTCTCCATTGAGGTGGACAATTATGCCTTGGAAGGGAGAACTCTTCAAATTGGGGCAAATCCAGAGCGAATAGAGGCATCCTTGGATAGATTACACATCTGCGGTTGAGTAGAATTATTGAAAACATGGGTTGGAAGGTGTCTATTTTGCCCTCAGAGGGCTTTTCAAGGGTGAGACAAGGAAGAATGGGTTGGAGATTGTTAGAAGGACTTAGAGAGGCTCTTAGAGGCTATGCTTGAGGAAAGAGAGAATTCTGATAGGAATGAGAGAAGAACTTTTTCAAGTTGAACTGAAATAAACAAATACTCACACTACCCAATCAAAACTCAATTTTGCTCTCCAAAAGCAAAAATTGATGTTTTGATTTTTTCTCTAAAAACTAATCTCAACAGAATCTCTTTCTTTCTAAAAATCTCAATTGCTCTTCAAAAAGCAAATTGAGATTTTTTTTCTTTTCATTGGAGTTATGGTTTTTTTATACTTATTCCAACAAGGGTGTATTAGGTAGTAAAGGTATATATTCTATTAGTTCTTGTTTAAAATAATTAATCTCTCTCTTTTAGGAAAGAGAGATTAATTATTAATTATATATTATATATATTATATATTATTTCTTTGGTCCAACTTTCTTTATATCGGTAATTACCGCTATTTTTACCGATATAATTACCGATATAATTACATGTATTACCGATATAATTACCGATATAATTACATGTATTACCGATATAATTACCGATATTTTTTTATTATTTTTAATAACTTTTTCAAATTAGGATATATTTATTAAAAGAAGGATGAAAAAAAAATCTTCAAAAATTTGGTTTTTTCAAAATATTTTGAATATCTTTCAGATGTAAAAAAAATAAGGAACAAGGGGCTGTTGCAAAAGTCAATAAAAGGTTTTCTTCTCATAATTCTATTTCCTTTTTCCTTGTTCCTACTTTTTATAAAAAGAATTATGTAATTATTAATTAAAATAAAAAAAAAGAAATATGAATAATTCAATTGATTTAGTGTATTCAATGCACGTAAATGCTTCAAATGAAGCAAAAAAGTATGGTGAGACAACTTATGTTTTAAGTAATTTAAAAATTCAGCAAATAACAAAACTTTCAGCGAAGACAATTTATAATTTAAACTATGAACTCTTCAAAAAACATTTAATTAGAAAAGACCCATCATCAACAAAAAAATGTCTTATCTATCAAGTAATAGAAAAAGAAGGTGTTCCATTCCAAGTAGAAAAGAGAAATCTTGAAAATCCTACTCCTAAGTATGATGAAATTATTAAATACCAAGCAGAAATTGATGCTCTCAAGAAGAAACTAGATATTGTTCAAGCAGAAAGTGATGCTAAGAGTGTGAGACTTACCAATGCTGAGAAAGAATATAGAAAATTGAGATTTGAAAACACACAACTAAAATCTCAAGTAAGTCCAACTTCAACTGTAAAGAGTTTATTTCCAATAGATTCAGAATTGCCAAAAACAAATAATCTTCCAAATATGGAAGAATTTTATAATAACTTAACAGATGAAGAGAAAACATACTATGATGATTTTGTTAAACTTGGCGAAGAAATGATGGTTTTGATAAATGAGAAAGACACATCAAAAATTAAAGATAGATTTTTTGAAATTGCAATACCTTTTGATGAATTAATAAATAAAATGGTTGAACTGAAAACACCACATGGACATTATCCATTTGAAAATTATTTAAGAGCATTTCAATCTATTCTTGTAAGATTTGAAAAACCTAAAGAATTGACAAAAACAGAAATAAAAACATTTCTTGAAGATGATAAATTTCAAGGAGTATCATTATTTTAATATTCTATATAATTCATTGGAGAAGTAGAAAGTTAAACTACTTCTCCATTTTTTCATTTAAATGTCTATCAATTAATTTAGAAAATTAAAGACCTATATTGAAAATCAACATTATACATTTTTATGTTTTTTTATTTGTTCTTATTTATTACTAGTGCAAAGATAGATATTTTTCAAATACAGGCAAAATAATTCAATGAAATCTTATTGACTTTTCATCAAATAATCTTATATATTAAATAGAAAAAGGAAAAGGATTTCTAATTGTCATATATATATTTATAATTTATTTATTTTATTAATTTATCTGTTTAATGGGAATTGCTTGAGATAAGTAATTCTCATTTTTTTTTTTATAAAATCTTTATATTTTTCAAAAAATCAATATATTTATTATAAAAAGTAAATTAAAATATGAAAAACAAAGAAATAAAATCTTATATGAACTCAGTAAGGGAGTTCCTTAATGAAAAATATGGTAGTATGAGACCAGAATGGGAGAGTACATTATTTATTCTTCAAGATTCATTACTCAGATATTCTCAAATCAAGAAAGAGATTGAGGCTAATGGATTATATGATGCTACTACTGGAAGAAAAAACCCATTACTATCAACAGAAAAAGATTGCATTGCCACAATTCTCAAATTAACACAGAAATTAGGTGTATCTCCTTGGGATTTCACAAAACTTGATAATGGTGAATCTGATAATGAAGATGAAGATGATTTCTTATCAAGTTTAACAGAATAAAAATAATAACTCTCCAATTAATTTTAAATTATGGAAAAATATAAAGAATATGATGAAAAATATTGGAGATATGCTGTTGACGTACTAGATGGAAAAATAACTGCTTGCAAATATATTAAACAAGCATGCAGTAGATACCTTCAATTCTTTGATAAATATGATTTTAAACCAGAAAAATGTGATAGAGTTGTTAATTTTATTTCTCATATCAAGCATTATAATTCAAGTTTTGCCAAAAAGCCTTTTATATTAATGGATTGGCAAGAATTTGTAGTATTTAATATCTTTGGTTTTTATTACCCAAATTCCAATAAGAGAGTTACTTCAAAGGTTTATATAGAAGTCGCAAGAAAGAATGGTAAGACTGCATTTTTGATGGCTATTATGCTTTATTTGATGATTGCAGATAATGAACAAGGTGCGGAATGTGATGTGGTTGCAAACTGTGCAAAACAAGCAGGAATTGGATTTGAAATGGCAAAGAAATTTGTATCTTCAATTGACCCAAAAGGAAAACACTTCAAGCAATATAGAGATAAAATTAAATTTGAAAAACAATCAGCATTCTTCCAAGTATTAGCATCAGATGCTTCAAGGCTTGATGGATTAAACTCTTATGCATTTGTGCTTGATGAATGTCATGAACAGAAGGACAGTAAATTGTGGGACGTACTAGTCAGTGGACAAGGTATGCGAGAAAATGCTTTGGGTATAATTACAACAACAGCAGGCTTCAATCTTTTTGGATTTTGTTATAATTACCGCTCACTATGTCTTGAAATCCTTGCAGGAGTTAAAGAAAATGATTCCCAATTTACAGTAATATATACACTTGATGAAGGTGATGATTATACAGATTCAAAGAATTGGATTAAGGCAAATCCAAGTTTAGGTGTAACTATCAAGGAGGAATTTCTCAGGGAGCATGTATTGAATGCTAAAAACAACAAAAGTCTTGAACATGGTGTACTAACCAAGAACTTCAATATGTGGGTATCAAGTGCTGATAAATGGCTTCCATATGATTTGCTATTAGAAAGTTGTAAAAAAATTAATATTGAAGATTTTAAAGATGAAACATGTTGGGTAGGAGTGGATTTGGCGAGTGTTAGTGACCTTACAGCAGTTAGTGCAATGTGGGTGAAAGATGATAAATATTATTTTAAGACATGGTATTATATTCCTGAATATACTCTATATAACTCAGTTAATAGTGAAATGTATAAGTTATGGAAGCGACAAGGATTTCTTTTTACTACTTGCGGAAATGTATGTGATTACAATTACATAACTAGAGATTTATTAAAATTAAATGAGATAAGTCCAATCAATAAAATTGCATATGATAAGTATAACAGCACGCAATGGGCTATTAATTGTACAGAACAAGGGCTTCCATTAGTGCCTTTTAGCCAAGCATTATGGTCTTTCAACAAACCAACAAAAGAATTTGAGCGACTTATCAAGTAGGACAAGTTGTAATAGATTATAATCCAATAACATTGTGGTGTTTTAGTAATTTGGAACTCAAATCAGATTTCAATGATAATGTAAAGCCTATCAAAAGTGGTGGAATCAAGAGTTCAGAAAATAAGATTGACGGGGTTATTGCTATCCTTCAAGCACTTGGAATATATCTCCAAGAGCCAAGATTTGATAATTTAATTTAATAAACAATATGAAAAAATACTCATTTTTTATTGCTCTATGTGTGGCTTACATTGCAACAATGATACTTTATACCATTAATTATAAAGAACCGCAAGAAGGCAAGAATCTAGAGCATGTAAAGGGTGATTCAATTATTGTTGAACATTATGATACAGTCATAGTTGAAAAACCCAAGTATTTAACCAAAACAGTCTATAAAACAGAAGTAGATACTTTTTTTATTTTTACAGATACAACAATTCAACAAGTTATTGTAGATGTGCCAATATCTGCTTATGTTTATGGTGATTCAACATATAGATGTCAAATTAATGGTTATAAGGTATCAATGGAATACATGAAGGTTTTCCCTAAGACTGTTGAAAAAACCTATATCTATCGAGCAAAACCAAAAAAATGGGGTATTGGTCTCCAAGTTGGTTATGGAGTGTCTAAAGACGGTCTTTCTCCTTATGTAGGTATTGGTGGAACTTATAATTTAATTAGTTTCTAAATAATTAAAAAAAAAATAATATAATAGTTATGGATATTTTAGTTGAAAGACTATGGAAAAAAACAAACTATACCATTGGAAAAGTTTATATTAACAATCAATACTTCTGCGACACGCTAGAAGATACAGACCGTGGATTATCAAATGATATGTCATTGGAAGAGATAAAAAATAAGAAGGTTTATGGCAAAACAGCAATTCCTAGCGGACTTTACACAATACTTTACACTTACTCACCAAAGTATAAAAGATTAATGCCTCTAGTTGACAATGTTAAAGGATTTTCTGGAATAAGAATCCACTCAGGAAATTCAGCAGAAGATAGTCTCGGATGCATCCTATTAGGTTTCAACAAGGAAAAAGGAAAAGTTCTTCAATCACGTGATACATGTAATAAATTCTATAAACTCATTGAAGAAGCAATATATAAGAAAGGTGAAGCAATTACATTGAAAATAAAATAAAATTTTTTTTTGTAAAAACTATGTACTTTTTAAAACTAAATGATATTTATTTAAAAAAGAAATAATTAAAATATGAACAACATATTCAATTGGTTCGGAAAAGATAAAGAAAAGAGAAACCAAGAAGAACAAGTTCAATATTCAACATTATCAGATGCTCTATTGTTTGGAAACATCTACAACAGGTTTCAATCAATGAATCTAAGTGCTGTATTCAGAGCAACAGAAATCATCAGTGATGGTGTGGCAATGTTACCAATTAATATCAAATTCAAGAATGATAAGGAAGACAATGTATTTAATGAACATCCTTTAAATTATGTTTTTGATAATGGATTGATTGACAAATACACATTCATGAAGATGTTAATCCAGCAAGTGATTATCAAGGGAAATGGTTTTGCACACATTGAAAGAGGAAGTGATGGAACAGTAACAAAATTAAGATTTCTTGATGCAAATGATGTAGAAGTAATCTATGATAAGGTTAAGCAGACACTCTACTATCAAGTTCCAATTATTTCAGCAAAAAAGATTGAACCATGCAACATGATTCACTTGAAGAAGAATTCATGGGACGGTATAAATGGAGTTTCAATCCTTTCTTATGCAGCAAGAACACTTGGAATTGCCTCAGATGCAGAAAATGCAACTTCAAATTTCTTCAAGAGTGGATGTAACCTTAGTGGTGTTCTCACTGTTGATGGTCAATTAAGTGCAACACAGAGAGAGCAAATCAAGAATACTTGGGCACAGACATATGTTGAAGGTGGAAATGGAATTGCAGTATTACAAGGAAATATGCATTACCAGCCAATTCAGATGTCTAGCAAGGATTCACAGTTACTTGAATCAAGAATCTATAATGTGCAGGATATTGCAAGGTTCTTTGGAATTTCTCCAGTACTTTTAGGAGACCTCTCACACACTTCTTATAATACCATAGAAGCCATTCAGCAAGATTTCTTAACTCACACACTCCAACCTTATATAACAATGGTTGAAAGAGAATTTAATAGAAAACTATTGAAGCCTAGTGAACAAGCAAATCTTTATATTGACCTTGATGAAACATACTTATTGAAATCAGATAAGACAGCAACCGCAGGCTATTATTCATCTTTAATCAATAATGGTGTATTATCAGTTAATGAAGTAAGAAAAGAACTTGGTTATTCAGAAGTTGAAGGTCTTGACAAGCATATTATTGCATATACAGACATAAATCAAAATACTATAAATAACAATGAACAAGGAATTAAGGCAAATAGCACAAAGTGATTTCCAACTTGAGGACAGACATGTTGAGGGCTATGCAGTGGTTTTTGATTCAGAAAGTGAAGACATTGGTTGGACTGAAATAATCCATAGAGGCGCAATCACAGATGAAACAATTCAGAAATCAGATGTTCTTGCAAAGTTAAATCACAATGATGAAAAAATCCTTGCAAGGAGCAAGAAGGGAAAAGGTTCTCTCAATCTTGAAGTTGATGAAAGAGGTGTTAAATACTCCTTTGATGCACCGAAAACTGCTTTAGGTGATGAATTACTTGAATACCTCAAGAGAGGTGATATTACAAGTTCAAGTTTTGCATTCACAATGCCAAAAGAAGAAGGTGCAGAGAAGTGGGAAAAGAGAAATGGAAAGATTTACAGACACATCTACAAGATTGATAGATTGTGGGATGTAAGCCCAGTGTGGACACCAGCATATTCAGAAACAAGTTGTTCTGCAAGATATGAGGAAGTCAAGGCAACATCAGAAGAGATAGATAACAAGATGAACTTAATAATTGAAGAAATAGAACAACTCTAATATGAACTCAGTGGAAATTTTAGATAAGAAACAGCAACTCAAGCAGAGAGCAAAAGAAATCTGTGAAGGTTGCAAAATGGAAATCAGAGATTTGAACAATTCAGAAAATGAAGAATTGGCAAATATCAAGAAAGAACTATTAGACTTGAATGAGGAAGAAAGAAAATTAAATGAAACATTCAAGATAACTGAAAATAATAATATAAAAGAAGATAAGAAAATTATGGAGAAAAGATTCTCATTAATTAAAGCAATCCGAAACATTGCAGACAACAAACCTCTTGACAATGTAAGTGAAGCAGTTGTAAATGCAGGTGGTGAAGAACTTCGCAAAGCAGGTTTAAATTATGTTGGTCAGATTCAGATTCCTTCAGAAGAGCGAGCAGTTCTTACAGTAGCAACAGAAGGTGAAGACACTGTAGCAA